TACAACCAACTAAAACAGCTGAATTTATTTACCTAGATTTCAACATATTACCAACTGGAGCTACTTTTCCAGCATAAAAATTAAAAGATTAAATATTTATAATAAACAATAAAAAATGGGAGTAATAGACGCCAATTCAATATTTTTCACAGCATTTGAACCAAAACAAGCTAACAGGTTTATTCTTTATGTAGATGGTTTTCCATCTTACATGATTAAAGGAGTAAGTGCTATAACTATGACCCAAGGTGTAGTAACCCTAAACCATATTAATGTAGAAAGAAAAGTTAAAGGTAAATCAAAATGGGAAAATGTTACCCTACAGTTATTTGATCCTATAACCCCCTCAGGTGCTCAAGCAGTAATGGAATGGGTAAGATTACATCATGAATCAGTAACAGGTAGAGATGGTTATTCTGATTTTTATAAAAAAGATCTAACAGTAAATGTTTTAGGACCTGTAGGAGACATAGTCTCAGAATGGATATTAAAAGGAGCATTTATTACAAGTGCTAATTTTGGTGATTATAATTGGGACACTGAAGATGAAGCTAAGATGATAGATATGGAAGTAGCTATTGACTACGCAGTATTAAATTTCTAACAACCTCATATATTTCCTTAAAGAGGAGTTTGGCTATGTCAGACTCCTTTCTTATTTTAATATTTATAATATGAAACAAGTTTTAACAAAATAAAAATTATGAGTGAATTAAAATTCCCAACCGAAGAGGTTGAATTACCATCTAAGGGTTTATTATATCCTAAAGACAATCCTTTATCAAGTGGAAAAGTAGAAATGAAATACATGACTGCTAAAGAAGAAGATATACTAACCAATCAAAATTATATTAAACAAGGAGTAGTTATTGATAAACTTTTAAAATCCTTAATAGTTTCAAAAGATGTTAATTATGATGATTTAGTAGTAGGAGATAAAAATGCTATATTAATAGCTGCCCGTATTTTGGGTTATGGTAAGGACTATGATTTTATGTACAATAATGAAGAAATTACAGTTGATTTAACTGAACTTCAACCCCAATATTTAGATGAGGAATCATTAGTTGATGGTAAAAATGAATTTTCATATACTCTTCCTCATACCAATACCCTTATAACTTATAAATTATTAACTAATAGGGATGAAAAGAAAATAAATGGGGAAGTAAAAGGCCTTAAAAAAATAAACAAATCATCCTCTCCTGAACTTTCTACACGATTAAAACATATGATTACATCAGTTAATGGGGATTCAGATAATAAAAAAATTAGAGAATTCGTTGATAATTATATGCTTGCTAGAGACTCTAGGGCTTTTAGAGAACATATTAAAAATACCCAACCAGACATTATAATGAAATTTGATTATCAAGGGGAAAATGGCGATGAGGAGGACGTTAATATCCCAATGACTGCCGGGTTTTTTTGGCCTGACTCTTGAGTATAGAAAAAATATTTTCGAATCTCTCCATAATATATGTTTCCATGGTCAGGGTGGGTATGATTTTTATACCGCATATAATATGCCTATATGGTTAAGAAGATTCACTCTCCAACAAATAATAGATTATAAAAAAGAAGAAAAGAAAGCCTATGATAAAGCTTCCTCCCAAGGAAAAAATAAAACAACAGCAATAGGCCCTGATGGTAAAATAAACCCATCAGCTTTCCAAAGGCCTACAAAATCCAACTATAAGTAGTATTTATAATAAACACCGTTAAATGGCTAAAGGTAAATTTAAAAAGGAAGTAGAAGAAGCTAAAGGAACTATGGACGAATTATTATTCGCCACTAGGGATTTTACTGATGAAGCAAAAGCAGCAGCAAAAGCAGTTTTTGGAATAGGTACTAATGCCAACCAAGCTACTAAAGCTTTTAGAGATATAGGTACTTCTCTTACTAATCAAGCAGCTATGATAGATGATATTGTATCTGGTACTGCTACTGCGGCAGATTTAGCTAAAGAACAAAATAAATACTCTAAAGCTCAAGCAAAACTTCTTGTTGAACAACGACAACTTAAAAGTAAAATAGATTCTCAAAATAGAGCAGCAACAACGGCAGAACAAAAATTATTAGATCTTTATGATGAACAACTTAAGGTTAATACGGACAATAAGGAAGTTATGGCTGATATGGCCAGTAGAGCTAATAATATCCAAAAAGGAGTAGGATTAGCGGGAGCAGCCTTTTCGGGTATGGGAAAAATTTTAAAGAAAGCAGGTTTAGGTGATTTAGGAGATAAAATGGGCCTTGATGAAGCAGTTAAAGAAGGAAGGGAATTATCGGCTGAATTAACTAATGGAGGAGAGGCCTCAGCTACAATAGCAACCAAACTTAGAGTTGCTGGAACAATGGCAAAAACTATAGGTAAAAATTTAGCCCAAGCTTTTGGTCCCTTAGCTATACTTACCTTCATTGGGAAAGAGATTAAGGATGCATTTTGGGAAGTTGATGAAACTGCTGGTAAAACTGCTAAAAATTTAGGGGTTTCTTATCAAACAGCCATAGATTTAGGGTCGGAATATCGTAAAATGGCTAAAGATGCTAAAGGTATGTTACTAGCAGGAGAAGATATAGCAGCTGCCCAAGATAAATTAAATGAAAGATTCCAAACTGGTGGAAAATTTAGTCAAGAAATATCATCAGATTTTGCCCATATTCAAATGCGAACTGGACTTTCAGATAAATCTATGGGGTTTTTAGTTAAAAAACAGATTAAGGGGCAAAAAACTATGAAGGATCAATTGAAAACTCTTCATAAAACTGTAGCAAAATTCAACATACAAAATAAAATGGTTTTGAATGTAAATAAGGTTATGGAAAAAATTGCTAACGCCTCTAAAAGTATTCATCTTTTTACTAAAGGTAATGTAGCTGAGTTAGCCAAAACTGTTATGACAGCCCAAAAATTCGGGGCAGAAATGGATACAATAGCAGGTATAGGAGATAGTTTATTAGATTTTGAATCTTCAATTCAAAAAGAATTAGAAGCAGAGTTAATGTTAGGTCAAGATATTAACCTTGAAAAAGCTAGACAATATGCTTTAACAGGGGACCAAAAAGGATTAACAGAAGAGTTAATGAAGCAGGAAGCTATTTTAAACGCTTTTAAAACGGATAATGTTCTAGCCCAACAATCAGCAGCGGCAGCTATAGGTTTAACAAGAGACCAATTAGCTGAAATTATCATGAAACAAGAAGAACAAAATGCTTTGCAAGCAACTTTTGGTGATGGGGTAACAGATATTACAGGTGCCTATAACCAATACAAAGAAGATTTATCAGAAATTAATGCCCAAATTGCAGCAGCTACAACAGAAGAAGAAAAACAAGCTTTATTAGAAGAGAAAAAAAGACAAGAAAAGGAAATATTTACTGAATTAGGGAATGAAAATTTACAACAACAGTTAGAAAGCCTTTCACTCGCTGAAGAAATTGAACAAACAAAGAAAAAAGAAAGGGACAATGCAAAAGAGATAGCAGCAAGTATGTTAAAAAATAAGAAGGAAATGATGGCTATGGTTAAGAGTGCTATAACACTAGCAAAATGGTTTGGTATTATAATACTCTCCCTTAAAACTTATCAAATGGTAACTAAAAGTATTGAAGGTATCCAAAAAGCTATTTATATGTGGAAGAATAGAGAAAAAATCCTTGAAGCCCAGAAAAAAGCAATGCAATTAGGATCTCTAGGAAGAGAAATAGGAATAGCTTCTATGAAAGCATACGCATTTTTAGGACCCATTTTAGGGATTGCTGCTGCAGCTGGAATAGCGGCATTAGGATATTCTTACATGAATGATGGCGTAATAGGCCCAGGAGGTGAAATGGTAGTATCTGGTCCTAAAGGATCAATTCAATTAGACAAAAAAGATTCAATTATAGCAGGAACCAATCTTGGTGGTGGAGGAGGAGGAAACAAAGAAGACAACAGTGAAATGTTAGGTTTACTTAAACAAATTGCAAATAAATCCACAGTAATAGAAATGGGTGGAAATGAAGTAGGACAAGGAATTAATACAGCAGAACGTGAAATACAATAAAATTACATATTTATAACAAACATTAAAACATAAAATTATGGGACTATTAGATAGATTAGACAACAACGGAACAACTTATAATCCTGGAGTTAGTAGCACTTCATTATCACCAACATTTGGTAACTCTTTATCAAAACCACTTTCAATAAGGCATAAAGACTATTCAGTGAATGGTATACCTTCAATTAATGGGGCCTTAGTAGGAGATTACTTTCCAGGTGTTCTTAAAGGTTTTGGTATAAAACCTACACCTTCATTATTAGATGGAATCTTAAATGGTAATAACCCATTAGGTCCATTAAGAGATGGGGCTATCCCTTCAATTAATAATACTTTTTCATGTGGAGAATACAAAAATTGTGCTCCTGCAGGTAGTCATATATAAAAATAAATGGGTATAGTAAACCTACAAACCAATCTTAAATCATTAAAATTTGGTAGAGATAGAGCAGATGGGGGAAATAGTGGGCAGCCTTATACAACAACCCCAATTCCTGAATCTACTCAATATTCTATAGCAGATAAGGATTTTATATTGAGAGGAGGATTAAAAGCTCCTACCACTGCTTTACAAGATGTTGAAAGATTAACCAAATGGTTTTTTGATACTAAAAACCCATCAGGTTTATTATTCATTGCAAAACAAAATTCCTTATCTCTTACCTCAGTAAGAACACAAGCTAGTGGGATTGGCCCTAATGAAGGAATTTATAACCCCTTATCCACTTTAGCTCAAGCAGGTATAAATTTTGTTGGGGGGCATTTTCCAAAACAGGGGTCAATTCCTGGAGTAGGAGTTAGGTATTATGGTCCTAGAAATAATAATAACCCTGAAGCTTTAAGTGTAATTGAAAAAGTTATTGGGGGGGAAGATGGATCAGAAAATAGATTAGTTAATTTAAATACATTAAAAATACTAAATCCTTCTAATTCTTCCGAAAAATCTGGGGATATTCAAAGAAATAACCCCAATTTCCTTAATAAAATCTTTAAAAATAATCAAATATCCCTTGATCCTAATTTTATTTTATCCTATATTGGTGGTCCTAAATCTATTTTGGGTGTGGGAAGAACAAGAATTTCATTTGCTACTGATAATTTGGGCCAACCATTAAGAACTGGGATAAATTCAAAAGCGTATATTTCTATAACTAATTGGAGGGATCAAGGAACTATAGGTCTTCCTAATTATAATGATTCATTACAAGTCAAAAGAACATATCAAAATTTAAATAATATTCCTGAAGATCTCACTTCAGGACAACCCCATGATATTATTGAAAGTTTTCAAAAACCTATTTTAAAAGAGGATATCAAATCTTCTACTATAATGAGTATTTCTCCTTCTTATTCTCAAAAATCTTCATCCCCCTTTACCATAGATGGTGTTTCTGATTCAAGAATAAACCAAATATCCCCAGGTCAAAGAGGAAATATAATTAATTATACAGAGGGAAAAAAAAGAGGTGATGGTACTTCTACAGGACCTGTAGATAGAATTAATGCAATGCCCATATATAATTCAAAAGATGGGCCTAATAAATGGTGGGCTAATGATTTAATCCAATTCAGAATAGCTTCTTTAAATAATGTTGATCCTAATATAAAAGATTATATTCATTTTAGAGCATATATAGATAACTTCTCAGATAAGTATAAATCCAAATGGAAACCTATAAATTATATGGGGAGAGCAGAATCTTTTTATAAGTATGATAGTTTTGATAGGGATATAAGTTTAGATTTTACAGTAGCAGCCCAATCTAAAGAAGAATTAATGATTCAATACAAAAAGTTAAATTATCTAGCTTCTAATTTAGCCCCTACTTATAGTAGTGCAGGTTATATGGGGGGTTCTTTAATTACTTTAACAGTGGGGGGTTGGTTATATGAACAACCAGGTTTTATTACAGGATTATCCTTATCACCCCATAAAGAATCTCCATGGGAAATAGGTATTAATGATAAAGGCACCCCTGATGAATCAGTTAGGGAATTACCCCATATAATTACAGTTAGTGGTTTTGGATTTACCCCAATTCATAAATTTAGACCACAAAAACAAACATTAAAGTTTGGTGAGGACAATAATGTTTCATATTATGGTAAGGAGCATTATATAGCTTTAGCAGATGGAAATGATACTGATGGAGATAAAGGGTATAATAAAACAAAATAAAAATATAGAATGAGAAGATATAGAAATATGCCCCAAACACTTTCACCCTCAAAAAAACCTATGTACAAAACTGTTAGGTATCCCGAAATTCCAAGATCCTTTAGTGATATCTATATTTTCACTACAGTAGGGGATAGATATGATACTCTAGCTTTAAAATATTATAGTGATCCAACTTTATGGTGGGTAATATCTATTGCAAATGGAGATTTCAATCAGAATTCCATAATCCCCCCAATAGGGTCCCAAATTCGAGTTCCATCTAATCCAACCCCCTATATAGTAGAATATGAAAAAATAAATAAATAAAGTTATGTCAAATTTAATAGGAGAACCTTTTGAGAAATATGTAAATAGGCAAATAATTGCCCGACAAAAACTCCATGGCTCAACCCAAAGAACCTTAGAACAAATCACTTACCTAAATTCTAGAAATGCTTGGATCAAAATAGCCTCAGGAGTTGAACTTACACCTAGAAAATACGAGGAGGTTACTAAGGATCTACCAAATTCCCAACCTATCCCCTCTGGTTCAATCTCAGATGGGGGGAAATTAGCTAAAAATTGGGTTTTATTTAATGGGTTAAGTACTTATGAAAATGAAAGGGAAACAGAATATTATAATGATCCCACCAAAGATGTAAATAAATATGTAAACCATTTTGAGGGAAATAAGGCAGGAATTAAATCCTTTTTTAATCCTGAAGGGGCTTATGGTATAGGTGGTACAAATTTTGGGTATGTTCCTATGCCTGGGATTGTAGATGCTAATCTTAAATGTTTGAATAGGGGTTCTATAAAAAAAACAACAATTAAAATAAAAGCCCATAATAGGGTTCAATTTAATATTATTGATACTTTATATTTAAGGTTAGGTTATTCTATTTTTGTAGAGTGGGGGTATGATAAGTATATAGATAATGAGGGTGAATTACAAACCATGTATTCTTCATTAATTGATGAAAAATTTTTTGATGATGAATTTAAAAAATCTGACTATTCTAAATGGATACCCGAAATAGATAAAAAAAGGGAGAATACTGATGGAAACTATGAAGGAATATTTGGTACTGTTTCTAATTTTTCATGGACATTTCAAGATGATGGTACTTATGATATTAAATTAGAAGTAATAAGTTTGGGGGATATAATTGAATCCTTAAGAGCTAATCTACCCCCCATAGGTAAAAGAGACAATGTATTTAGTGACGTAGTTTTAGCAGATAACCAAAGAAAATTTGGAAAGGTGGTTGCAACCCAAGAACAATTTTATGAAGAAATTTTCCCCAATTTAGAAGATTACCTAACAGACATATATAACAACTATATAACAAAAAAAGCAAGTTTTATCTCCACAGAACTTTTGGATTTTAGTAGGAGATCTGAGGCAAAATTCTCAAATCTTATCCTACTCCAAGACTTTGTTCCATATTTTGATAGCCCTGCATGGAAAACCATATACACAAACATTGGACCCCTATTTAAACAAGAACAATTTATTGGTTATTCTGTTAAAACAATAGAACAACAAAGTCGAGAACTTTTAGATAAAGGAGATATACCACAACCTAATATTCCTCAAAATATAGAAATAGTTGAATTTGAATTTGATGAAGATGGTAATATTATAGGTACTGTTGGAGACGATATAAATACTGGAGCAACAGATTCAGAATTAGGTGATTTAGATGGTAATGTAGTAACTAGACGAGTTTCATTTGAAAGGAATTTAGAATGGTTAAAAATTGATGTAGATATTAGTTCTGCTCCATCCTTTAAGGGTTTAATTGATGCCAACACCAAATTCATAAAAGATAACGAATACATAGAAAAGGGGTTAATGTATGCTATATATAGATATCTTCTTGTGAATGTGAATGATGATACAAAGGGGGGTAGGCAAGTAAATAGATATGAGGACACAACCAAACTAACAGAAGATTTAGGACAAGTTTTTGAGGAAGGAGAAGTAATTGAAACAACTGAAGCAGGTAGAACATACCCAACATTACCAGGAGTTTTGGATCTTAATACCCCCGAGGGTAACTACAGTATTAGTTGGTTTCAACCTTCTATGATTACCAGTACTACAGAATTAAATTTTTGGGGAATGTCTCTTAGTTTTCTACTTAAAAGTTTTTATCAATTTGCTGTTTATCAACAATTTGCTGGAGGAACAGGAGATAATAGGTTAAATACAGAAGAATTAGATACAGAATTACCTGAGGAAGAGGATGAAAGTAAAATTCAATATGAAGAATATGGGGGTGCTCAAAAAAATAGAATTTCTGCTTATTTAACCCGAGTTATGGAATACCAGAGAGCTTCTGGATTAGGAACTAAATTTGAAAGTACTATTCAAGATACTAAAATGATACCACATAAAATGTTTCCATCCAAAACAGATTTTGATAAATTTAAAAAAGCTATAGGCTATCCGTATTATAATTCATCCAGATTTAGGAATGCCTTTGCGGGTTTTATAACGGGGGTTAATAACCTTTCATCTTATTATATGAAATTGGGAGTTTTTCTAGATTTTTTCGAAGAAAGAATTATTCCTAAAATAGAATCAACTAAAAAACCCCTAATAACTATAAATACCTCAAGAAGCAAAAACATATGTTATGTAACAGATAACTCCATTTCATCAAACCCTAAAAAACTTATAGTTAGAAATAAAAATTTCTATGCTTACCCTAAAAAAAACAAAATTAACCCTGGGTTAGATCAATTTATAGCTACAAGAAAGGGTATTAAATATGGACTTATTATGAATATTTATTTTTCTTTTGATAGGTTAATAAAAATTTTTGATAAGGTGGATACTAGGGATGAAGTAAGTGTTTTTAAAGTTTTAAAAGAATTATGTAAAGACATTAATGAATGTTTGGGGATGGTAAACAATATAGAACCTGTTATTAAAGAAAATAATGAAATTCGATTAATAGATCAAACCCCAATTCCTGGGTTAGATGAAATAAAAGATGAATTTGGGGTTCGTAAGGATTCTGAGGAGGATGCAGTTTTAGAGGTTTTTGGGTATAAAGAAGTTAATGATTTTGATGATGAGGGAACTACAAATCTTTCAACTTTTGTTAATAAGATAGGAATTACTACTGAAATTAATAAAAAATATGCTACTATGATAACCATAGGGGCTACTTCCCAAGGTTCTATTCCGGGTTTAGAAGCAACCGCATTTTCAAAATGGAATGAGGGGATATTAGATAGATTTAAAAATAATATTGTTGATGCTAAAAAATTTAAATCAAAAGGAACTAAAATTGATAAATTAGAAGACCAAAATGAAAATGTAATAGAAAATTATAAAAATTTTCTTGTAAATAGAGAACCGTTATTAGGTTATACTACTAATGTACATCCATTATTTAATGATGAGGTTATCCCCATTAATCAATCTGTTATAGAAAAATGGAATAAATTCTATCAAGCTAAATCCTCAATTTTATCTAATTCTGCTAAAAGTTCGGTGGGTTTTATGCCCTTTAATATGAAAGTTAGTATGGATGGGATAGGGGGGATTAAAATTTATAATAAACTTAAAGTTAATACTAAGTTTTTACCTTCTAATTATGGGGATGAATTAGAATTTATTATTACTGGGGTAGACCATAAAATATCTGATAATGGGTGGGAAACTTCATTATCAACTATCGCCACCTCTAATTCAAAAAATATTAAAGAAATAAAAACATATTCTACAAAAGAAATACTGGCCAAAGGGGGGGATATTACTAAACTTGATGAAGGTCCTGTTGAACCCCCAGGTTGGGATACAGAGGATTATTGGGTTAGAGGAGAAGCAGACGTCCCCGAATGGATGAACCCAGGTAATAAGTATAAAACAATAAAATATGATAAAAAATCAAGTTTCGGTTCAGATGTTCTCAAATATTATATCCCCGAATTAAAAGCACTTACAGGAACTACCTCACAAGGTACTAAAATAACAAGAGGGTTAAAAATATTAGCTATGATTATGGTAAACAAAGAAGGATTCCATGCAAATCCTAGGGGTTCAGGTCCACCTGGATTGGGAGGGGATAGTGTAAATGGAACAAGATCATTTAGATTTAATAACCCCGCAAATATTGGTAATACAGATTCAGGGGCAAATAAGGCATTTGATTCTCTAAAAGATGGAATCGTTTGGCAATTAGATTATCTTTATGGTGTAGCCACGGGTACAAATAAATTTGACCCATCAGGAAAAGAAATTAAAATCTCCAGATCTTACCCCATAGGAAAAACCAAAAAAATAAAACCCTATTTTTCTGAAGAAGTAGCATTAAGGGAAGGTTATAATCCTTATCTCCCTGGTTATGAATTTACCTATACTGGAAAGATTAAAGAATTTGTAAAAATATACTCAACAGGAGCTCGAGGAACCAATAGTTATATTAGTACAATAGCATCCTTTTTTAGATTAAATGGTTATACTATGGTTGATGAGAATACCACCTTAACAGAATTAGTTGCTTTAGATGGAACTGAAGAAATTATAATCCCAAGTTAATAAACTATGCCCCAATATTACCCTAAATCCCAAGTAACACTAAATCTTTTCACTAATGGACAAGAATATAAATCCTTCTCCACAGATAAAGAATATATAGGGTATTATTATAAGACTTCAAATGGAGAAATATTTGCTGGGAGAAATTTTGAATCTTTAACCCAAGAAAAATTAATACCTATTTTACCTCTTAAAGAAGAATTTCATAATTTACCTATAGCTGATAATAATGTTTATTCCCTAAAAGAAGATGAAGATCTTTATATAACAAATGATCCTACTCCCCCCTACCCTATAGGGGGTATTGATTTAATACCCAATAATTTCCTTATTACATCTTATCCCGATCCTAATTCATCATCACCAAGATCAATCCCTACCCAATTCAAATCTACTCCTACCCCTGAAGATATAAGAGTAGGAGAATATCGAAGGTATTTTGCTAAAAAAATAAATGAAATTCAATATATGGAAATAAATAAAGAAACTTACACAAAATTTAAAGAAAAAAATCCCACAGTGGCTTTTGATTTGTATGAAGTTGCTTTTCTCCCTTGGGATTTAGAAAATACCCAATCTTCCTTTTCAACCAATTCAAGGATATTATCTTTAACTGAAAAGAATAATAATTGGTGGGGTTTTAGGTTATACTTTGAAAGATACCTTGCCTAATTAAATTTTCCTCATTATATTCACTATATGTTCTATATAGTAGAAACCAAAAGACAATTAAACGAATTCAATAAAAAAGGTTATAAGGAAGCTTATATAGAGGTAATACCCTACTCTGATAAAACACATCCAACAATTACAGATGTTAGTTTAGTTTACATTAGACCATTTGAAGCAACCAAGGGATATATTTTAACATTAGACCATAGCGAAGCTATGTCATTAAACAGCGAGTATATTGAAGAATCAATTAATAAATTCGATAAGTTATATGTTTGGGGTAGAAAAGAATTTAGGCATTTTTACTGGTGGACTAATGAGGTAATTGATTTATCTTTATCTGCCCCTAGTTATGAAAAAGAAACAACTCAAACACACAAATTATTCAATAGTTATAAGAGATACAAGGGTAAATTAGACATTAATCGAATTATTCCTCTTGTTAAACATTATGAAGCTTGTGAAAAAAATTATAATAATTTAAAACAATACAAAGATGAACCTGTCAACAAATTTTACAACCAATCAATACCATTTTTATTCCACTTTATCGAGAAAAGTGGTATACGAGTGGATCCCCAACTCTTCGAAGACTACTTCGATCGTGGTAGCACGGATAAAGTGTACACACAGTATAACTTTAGAACCACAACAACAAGACCCTCAAATAGGTTCGGAGGGATTAACTTTGCAGCATTAAATAAAGAAAATGGCTGCCGTAAAGCATTTATACCAGATAATGATAAGTTTGTTGAGATTGATATTTCTGCCTATCATCCTACTCTTGCTGCTCATCTTGTTGATTATAAATTCGATACTGATGACATTCATGCTTCCTTTGCAAAAATGTATAAGGTTGATTACAAAAAAGCTAAGGAATTAACATTTAAACAATTATATGGTGGGGTATTTAAACAATATAAGGACTTAGAATTTTTTCAAAAAGTTCAAAAGTATGTAGATGAATTATGGGAAAAATTTAACAATGATGGTTACATTGAATGTATGATTTCAAAATACAGGTTTGAAAAAGATAAATTAGATAACATGAACCCACAAAAATTATTTAATTATCTGCTACAAAATTTGGAGACGTCACTTAATGTTCGTATATTGAGGCATATATTAAAAAGAATAATATTTAAAAAATCAAAATTGGTATTATACACGTATGATGCGTTTTTATTTGATTTAGCAGATGATGAAGAATATTTAATAGAAGATATAAAGAATATCTTTAAAAGATATGGATTAAAAGTAAAACTTAAACATGGAACAAACTACGATTTTGAATAACACAGATAGTATTTATAGGGAGAAATACGATTTTGAAAACCCGCTAAATATAGGAGACTTGAATAACAAATTATTTTGCACCTTCACAACATTAGAAGGGGTTGATGGGTTAGTAAAAGATCTTTCTTCCCAATATTCTATAATGTATAATAAAATGTTTGTTCTTTATATTAAGAGCAATGAGGAATATGTTATCACTTATAATGTGGATCAAGGTAATGTTCAAGAAATTCCTGATAATACAATTTTAGTTCATAGAAAAAAAGAAACAAACACCTTGTACACTATAAATGCTTTAAATGAACTTATAAAAAGCCTGAATGGTGGAGTTGTAGATACTAAATTCCCCATAGACTGGCAACACTATAAAAACTGCGTTTTATTAACTCAACATAATGAGTTAAAACAGCTAAATACAAAAATTCATAAAATAATTGAATTATAATTTGGCCCCCAAATCAATTTTTATTATATTTATTACAATTAATTATTAAAACTTACTAAATGGATTTAAATGCTATTAAGTCGAGATTGAATACCTTAAATAAGCAATCAAACTCGCAAAACAGAGAAAAAAAGGATTATACCTTAATTTATTGGAAACCTAAACAAGAGGGGAAATATCAAATTAGATTTGTTCCTTCGGCACATGAAGTTACTAATGATCCTTTTCATGAAATTATGATGCACTACGGAGTAGGAAAATTTCCTATTATGGCATTAACTAATTGGGGAGAAGATGACCCAATTGTTGATTTTACTGCAAAATTGAGAAAAACATCTGAACCTGAAAACTGGAGACTAGCTAAAAAGTTATACCCTAAAATGAGAGTATTTGCCCCTGTAATTGTTAGAGGCGAAGAAGATAAGGGTGTTCGTTTATTCGAATTCAGTAAAACACTTTACATGGAATTGTTATCAATTGCTGATGATGAGGATTATGGAGATTTTACTGATGTAGCTGCTGGATTTGACTTTGTAGTTAATGCTACTAAAGTTGTTGATAGACCTGGTTTTTCATTAAGTTTAAGACCTAAACCAAAACAAACTCCTTTAAGCAAAGATGCTAAGGAAGTAAAAGAATGGTTAGCTACTCAACCTTCATTATTAGAAGAAAGATTCAAATACACTTATGATAAACTGAAGGAAGAACTACAAAAGTTTATTTCTGAAGAAGAGAGTGGTGAAGAAGATGACATTTCATCAGAACCTATAAGTGAATTTGACAATGATACTACTGAGGTAAAGGAAAAAGAAAATAACTTTAATCTCGAAAATCAAGGGAAAAAAGCAACATCCAAAGCAACAGAATTTGATAAAATGTTCGCTGATGATGATGATGATGGTTTACCATTTTAAATAAGGTTATATGGCGAAAAGAAAATCTCTACAGGAGGCAGTCTCCAAAGAAATAAAATCTAAATTTGATTTAAGTTCCTTCAAAGAAAAGAAGGGACTTAAACAAAATATCAAATTTAAAGAACAAGAATGGATTCCACTTTCTAAGGCATTTCAAGACGTTACATCAATCCCTGGCATTCCAATGGGGCATATTGTTTTATTAAGAGGTCATTCTGACACAGGTAAAACAACTGCTTTACTAGAAGCCGCAGTTTCAGCCCAAAAAAGAAAAATCCTTCCAATTTTCATTATTACTGAAATGAAATGGAATTGGGAACACGCAAAACAAATGGGATTAGAAGTTGATGAAGTTGTTGATACAGATACAGGTGAAATTGTAAATTACGAAGGTAATTTTATTTACGTTGATAGGGAAACTATCAATTCAATTGAAGATGTAGCTATGTTTATTTTAGATTTAATTGATGAACAAAAACGAGGTAATTTACCATATGATTTATTATTCTTATGGGATTCAATAGGATCAGTACCCTGTGAAATGTCTCTCAAATCTAATAAGAACAACAATGAATGGAATGCAGGTGCAATGTCAACTCAATTTGGGAATAATGTTAATCAAAGAATTACATTATCTAGAAAAGAATCATCTAAACATACAAATACTTTAGTTTGTATAAACAAAGTATGGACTGCAAAAGCAGAATCACCAATGGGTAAACCTAAATTAATGAATAAGGGTGGATTTGCTATGTGGTTTGACTCTACCTTTGTAGTTACATTTGGTAATATTTCAAATGCTGGTACATCTAAAATTAAAGCAATTAAAGATGGAAAACAGGTGGAATTTGCTAAACGTGTTAATTTACAAATTGATAAAAACCATATTAATGGAGTTACTACAAGAGGTAGAATAGTTATGACACCACATGGATTTATCAATGATAATGATAAGGAACTTAAAGAATACAAAAATGCTAATGCATCCGCTTGGAAGAGTATTTTAGGTGGAAGTGATTTCCAAATTGTAGAAGAAGATCATGAGGTAAATGATATTTCCTCTTATACTGAAGAACCAGAATAGACTATGAGAAAAAAAGAATTACTAGACCTCTTGAACAATGATCAAGGGAATGATACAAGTATGCCTAAAGGTGATAGGATCTTATTAATAGATGGGTTAAATCTATTTTTTAGAAACTTTGCCATGTTACAAATGGTTAACCCAAAAGGGGTACATATTGGGGGGTTAGGTGGTTTCTTTAGATCCTTAGGAGCATTAATTAGACAAATCCAACCTCATCAAGTATATGTAGTATTTGATGGGGCTGGTTCTTCATTAAATCGTAAAAATCTTGTTCCTGAATATAAATCAGGTAGGGAAACTCAAAGAATTACTAATTGGGAAGTATTTGATAATTTGGATGAAGAACATGATTCCAAAATAGATCAAATAATAAGAATTATACAATATTTAAAAACATTGCCTGTTAAAACAGTATCAATAGATAAGGTAGAAGCGGATGATATTATCGCGTATTTAAGTCATAAAGCGCTAAAACAACGCGGTGATAAAGCATTCATAGTCTCCAGCGATAAGGATTTTCTTCAATTGGTAAATGACAGAGTTGTTGTTTATAGACCTATGGAAAAGAAATTTTATACTAATGAATCCTTTAAGGAAAAATACAATATGCCTCCTGAAAATTTCATTATTTATAAAACACTTATGGGTGATAGTTCTGATAAAATAAAAGGAATAAAGGGTTTAGGTCCTAAAAAATTATTTAAATTATTTCCTGAATTAAACAAGTGGGAAGTTTCATGGCAGGATGTTTTGGATATTTGTGAAAGAAAGTTTAAAGACCATATTATATATGCTAGGATAATTCAAGAAATAAATGAATTAGAAAAAAATTACAAAATAATGGATTTGAGTAATCCAATGATGGATGAAAAGGATAAAGAATATTTAAATGAATTTGTGAATTCAAAAGATTTATCGTATAATCCAAAATTGTTTGTAGATTTATACAATGAAGATGAATTAGGAGGAATGATCAGAAATGTAGATTTCTGGTTAAGAGAAAATTTTATAAAATTAGTTTCAAAAAATAAGTTATGACATTAAAATCAATAGAAGAATACGGGCCAGGGTTTCAAATTAAAGTGTTATCTTCACTTTTAACTCATAAAGAGTTCTTAACGAACATTTATGATATTTTAAATGAAGATGATTTTAATAACCAAGCCCATAAATGGATTATACAAGAAATATTAAAGTATTATGATAAGTATCATACTACACCCTCACTTGATGTTTTAAAGGTAGAGGTTAAAAAAGTAGAAAATGAAGTTTTACAATTATCAATAAAAGAACAATTAAGAGAAGCTTATATAACAAGTGATGAAGATTTAGAATATGTTCAAGGAGAATTTTCGGCATTTTGTAAAAATCAACAATTAAAACAAGCCCTACTATCATCAGTAGATTTATTAAAGGCAGGGGATTATGATTCCATTAAATTTATGATTGAAAATGCCTTAAAATCTGGTCAAGATAAAAATTTAGGGCATGAATATAATTTAGATATTGAAACTAGATATAGAGAAAACAACAGAAAAATAATCCCAACACCTTGGAGAAGAATAAATGAGCTATTACAAGGTGGATTAGGTGGAGGTGATTTTGGACTAATATTTGGTAATCCTGGAGGGGGAAAATCTTGGACTTTAGTTGCTCTAGGAGGATATGCAGTAAGAATGGGTTATAATGTTCTACACTATACTTTAGAATTAGGCGAAGATTATGTTGGTTTAAGATATGATGCTTTCTTTACCCAAATTCCAGTAGACCATTTAACAAAACATAAAGAAAAAGTAGAAGAAGTAATTCCTCAAATTCCTGGAAAATTAGTTATAAAAGAATTTCCCACTGGAAGAGCAAGTATTCATACAGTAGAATCTCATATAAGAAAGTGTATAGACAGAGATGTAAAACCGGATTTAATTCTAATAGATTATGTTGATTTATTATCATCAAAAAGAAAGAATGTAGATCGTAAGTATGAAATTGATGATATTTATACAAGTACTAAGGGATTAGCTAAAGAATTAAACCTACCAATTTGGTCAGTTTCTCAAGTAAATCGTGCAGGTGCAAAAGATGATATCATTGAGGGTGATAAAGCAGCTGGTTCTTATGATAAAATAATGATTACAGATTTTTGTTTGTCACTATCAAGAAAAGCAAAAGATAAAGTAAATGGAACAGGAAGATTTCATGTTATGAAAAACAGATACGGAATGGATGGATTAACATTTGGGGTAAAAGCAGACACATCAACAGGTCATTTTGAAGTTCATGATTATGATGAAGATGATGAATTGGTTACAAACCAACCCCCATCACGTCCAGGAGAAATAGATAATTGGGATAAGGATCACTTAGCTCATCAAGAGGTTACGAAGAATTTTTTTATTAACACTTAAATTTTAATTAAAATGGCAAAAACTAACCTACTTAAGGAAAGAATAGTCTATAAGCCTTTTGAATACCCGAAGGCTTTTGATTACTGGCTTAAACAACAACAAGCACATTGGATTCATACTGAAGTCCCAATGATGTCAGACATTAATGATTGGAAACAAAACTTAAATAAAACCGAAAAAAACATTATTGGTTCTATTTTAAAAGGTTTTGCCCAAACAGAAACAGTAGTAAATGATTATTGGACAGGGTTAGTAACAAAATGGTTTCGAAAACCGGAAGTAATAGCTATGGCTACAACATTTGGTGCTATGGAAACAATACACGCAGAAGCTTATTCTTTACTTAATGAGGAATTAGGATTAGATGATTTTAGTGAGTTTTTAGAAGACGAAACTACTATGGCTAAGATTGAAAATTTAATGGATATTAGAGATAGTTTTAATGGAGAAATTGATCCTCATGAGATAGCAAAATCTTTAGCTATATTTTCTGCATTTACAGAAGGGGTAAATTTATTTTCTTCATTCGCTGTTTTACTTTCTTTTAAAATGAGAAATAAACTTAAAGGAGTTGGGCAAATAGTTGAATGGTCAATAAGAGATGAATCATTACATTCAGAAGCAGGGTGTTGGTTATTTAGAACTTTAGTAAAAGAAAACCCTAACCTAAAAACTCCCGAATTAGAAACAGCAATAAATGAAGCAGCTTTACTTTCTCTTCAATTAGAACTTGATTTTATAGAAAAGGTTTATGAACTTGGTGACTTAGAAGGTTGCTCAAAATATGATTTACAAAATTTTATTAAAAATAGAGTAAATACAAAATTAGGAGATTTAGGATACAATCCTATAATTTTAGATGTAGATAGATCTTCAGTTAATAATATGAAATGGTTTGACCATTTATCTGCTGGAAAACAACATACAGATTTCTTTGCAAATAGAGTAACAAACTACAGTAAAGGTCATTTAGAATGGAATGCAGCCTCAATTTTTTAATTTATGGATGGAAATTTAATAGCAGATTATACACAGTGGGAAAGGGGTAAAGATTACCCTGAATTTTTTGATGAAGTAGCTTTATCTACAATTTCAAAAGGATATCTTTTACCTGGGGAAACACCTAAAAAAGCATATCGTAGGGTAGCAGGGGCAGTTGCTTTTAGGTTAAATAGACCTGATTTAGAATCTAAATTTTTTAAATATATTTGGAATGGTTGGATCGGATTAGCTTCTCCTGTTTTATCAAATACAGGGACAGATAGAGGCTTACCTATTTCTTGTTTTGGGGTTGATACCCCTGATTCAATTCGAGGAATTGGTTTAACAAATGCTGAGTTAATGAAATTAACTTCCCAAGGTGGTGGTGTTGGAATTAGTTTATCTAGAATTAGAGAAAGAGGAACTCCTATTAGAGGAAATGGTAAAAGTGAAGGTGTAGTTCCTTGGGCTAAAATTTATGACTCAACTATAATTGCTACTAATCAAGGATCAGTAAGAAGAGGAGCAGCATCAGTTAATTTAAATATTAATCATGGGGATATAGAAGAATATCTTCAAATTAGAAGACCTAAAGGAGATCCAAATAGACAATGTTTAAATTTACATCAATGTGTAGCTATTGATGACAATTTCATGAGAAAACTTCATGATAGAGATACTGAAGCTATGAACACGTGGCTTGAAATTTTAAAATCAAGAGTTGAAACAGGTGAACCCTATATAATGTATACTGATAATGTTAATAAGGATAACCCAATGGCTTATCTAATGAATAACCTTAATGTTTCAATGACAAATATTTGTACTGAGATTACACTCCATACAGATGAAGAACATTCATTTATTTGTTGCTTATCTAGTTTAAATTTGGCTAAGTATGATGAATGGAAAGATACAGATGTAGTTGAAACTGCCGTTTACTTTTTAGATGGGGTAATGGAAGAATTTATCCAAAAAACAAATGGTAAAGAATCTATGATTAGAACTCATAGACATGCTAAAAAGGGTAGAGCATTAGGTTTAGGTGTAATGGGTTGGCATACATTTTTACAACAAAAGGATTTACCATTTAATTCTATATCTTCAACAGCTTGGACACATACAGTGTTTTCTCAAATAAAATTAAAAGCAGAATCTGCTTCTAGACAATTAGCAGAAGAATATGGTGAACCATTATGGTGTAGAGGAACAGGAATGAGAAACACACATTTGTTAGCTATTGCCCCCACAGTATCTAATTCTAGAATTAACAGCTGTTCAGCAGGAATTGAACCACAACCGGCAAATGTTTATACTTTTAATGGGGCTAAAGGTACTTTTATAGTTAAAAACCCTGAATTAGTTAAGGTCTTAGAAGAAAAAGGATACAATACTGAAAAAGTATGGGATCAAATTTTAGTAGATAATGGATCAGTTCAAAACTTACCAAGTAAAATCCTATCGGAGGATGAGAAAGAAGTATTTTTAACATTTCCTGAAATTAATCAATTAGGATTAGTTCAACAAGCCGCCATCCGTCAGAAATATATAGACCAAACTCAATCGTTAAATTTAAGTTTTGACCCTACTGATTCTCCTAAATGGATAAATCAAGTACATATGGAATCCTGGAAGCTTGGAATTAAAACATTATATTATCTTCGTACGGATTCAGTAATTAAAGGTGATTTAGGTTCAAGAATGGCAGAATGTGTGTCTTGTGATGGTTAATAGTATTTATAACAAACATTAGTTAAAATGAAAAGATCAGAACTAAAAAAAATAATCAAAGAAGAAATTTTAAAAGAAGTTAGTGATGAAACTGCAAGAACTGCTAGAGCTACTATGGAGGAAGAAAATGCCTATAGAATGGCTCAAATTATAGCAGATAATGTAGACAAGTATAGTGTATCACCTACTTCATTAGGTACTGCCATAGCATATGTTTTAGAAGAAAAATATTTTGGTAAATTATATTTATCATCACTAATAAATTCCATTAAAAAAGAATTAAAAAATGAAAAAAACTTTTAAATGAAAAAATCCGAACTAAGAAAAATTATCAAAGAAGAAATATCTAAAGTACTAAATGAAAGTTTTGAATCTTTAGAGAATATAGGAGACGGAATGTATAGACAATCCGAAACCGGGTTTATATTTGGTGATGATGGGGTAGCAGAAGTCCAAATAAAAGACTATGACTCAGAACAAGACTATTACGATGCTTTAAAAATTGGAAGAACTTCATTAAGTAGAGCAGGATATGATCCAAAAATTACCACCTATAGTTGGGGGGCATTAATAAAAATAAAATGAAAAAATCAGAATTAAGAAAAATGATTAAGGAAGAAATATCTAATACATTAAATGAAGATATAGATGTAAAAGCTGTATATAGTTCAACAGATAAGATACTTAATGGGTATAATGTATTAAGAGAAAAAATTAAAAGAGAATATGGGTTGAATTCAGAGGAATCTAATAGAATGGGTGAGATTGCAAATCGTGCATTGAATGAATTAAATTATTTTCTTGGTACTTTAAAAAAATAAAAATGAAAAAATCGCAATTAAAAAAAATTATCAAAGAGGAAATCTCCAAAGTATTAAATGAAGATATTAACCAAAGTAAACTAGGAGATATTGCACGATTAATGAAAAGATCGGGTATTGATGTTTTAGATGATGAAGATAATGAAGAGATATTAAAGGCACTCAATTATCCTTCTGATTATAGTAATGAGTATAAAGCAAATATGATTATTGATTATTTAGGTGATCATTATTCAATTGAGGGCAGTCCTGAAGAATTTAAAAAGAATCTTTTAATAGTTCTTAGTAAAACCAAACCTGAGATAGTAGAACCTGGAACACGTATTGGAACTATAAGTCGTGAAGAAGGAGATACATTTTATAAATTAACTAAAGACCTGGGACCATTTAGAGTATAAAAATAATGAAAAAATTAAAATGAAATTTGTAAGCGACATATTCACAGAAGATAAAAGAGATGATAAATATTCATCTAAAAAAACCCTAGGAATTATCTCAGGTATACTTGTATGCCTTGCTTTTATAGGAGATGGTTTCCATTGGTTTACAGTAAACGAAAACTTATTTAACTCAATGCTTATATTCTCAGCTACAATGTTAGGAGTATCAACTATTAAAGCATTTGCAAAACCTAAAAATAATGGGGAAAGAAATAACTTGTCCTAATTGTAACACAACTTTTGAAGTTAGTGTTAATGAAAAAAAAGATTCAAATTATTTATGGATTTTTGATAATGGTCATGGTGGTATTATAGATGGTGTATACCAAACATCTGGTAAAAGATCACCTGTATGGCCCGATGGTTCTATTTTATATGAAGGAGAATTTAATAGAGCTATTGTAGATAGATTAATGAAATTATGTAATGATAAAGGAATTGATTGTGTTAATTTAGTAGATACTCAAGAAGATGTTCCCTTATCTGAAAGAACAGATAAAGCAAACGATATTTACCGCCAACAAAGAGATAAAGATGGTAAACCTTGCATTTATGTTTCTGTTCATGCAAATGGTTTTGGTGAAGAACAAGCAAACGGATGGTCAGTCTATACTTCAGAAGGTGAAACCAAATCAGATAAAATAGCCCAAATTTTATTTGAAAAATCCAGTGCTGAATTTCCAGATGAGTATATGAGAAAAGATACTAGAGATGGAGACTCAGACAAAGAAGCAAATTTTTGGGTATTAAGAAAAACAGTTATGCCCGCTATACTTAGTGAAAACTTCTTTATGACAAACTACGATAATTGTCATAAGTATCTTTTAAGTGAAGAAGGAAGAGATCGAATTGCTAAGATTCATTTTCAAATGATACAAGAGGTAGAAGAGAAAAAATTAGTTTAAAATGTTTAAAAAAATAACAGAAAGAATATTCCCCTTTCTGATAGCTATTTCTGCACTGTCAGTTAGTGCTTCTGCTGCTTTTTATTCAGTAAGTGGTTTAAGTAAACTGTTTGCTGGAGCTCAGTGGGAAGTAATTATAATGGCAGGATCCTTAGAAGTAGCTAAATTAGTTATAGCATCCCTACTTTACCAATATAGAAAAACTTTACCTATACTTTTAAAAGGTTATTTAATAACAGCTTGTACTGTTTTAATATTAATTACTTCAATGGGTATTTATGGGTTTTTAAGTGCTGCTTATCAAGAAACAGCTCATAAAGAAAGTAATATAACTGCTCAAATTGAACTTTTAGAAACTAAAAGAGATAATGTAAAAGAACAATTAGAAGTCTATAATGAAGAAAAAACCTCAATAAATACTTCTATAACCGATCTAAGGAATGGATTATCAACCAATAAAATCCAATATACAAACCCAGAAGGTCAAGTAATAACAACTACTTCAGGTTCAACACGAAGAGCTTTAGAGAAACAACTAGACCAGGCAATAACAAGACAAACAGAAATTAATACTAAAGTAGATTCATTAAACACTAAAGTATTTAATTTAGAATCAGAAATAGTAGAAACAAGAATAGGAGATGGAACTGTGGGCGAGTTAGGTCCTTTAAAATACCTAGCAGCATTAACAGGAATATCTATGGATAGAATCATTAATTACTTATTATTAATAATTATATTTGTATTTGATCCTTTAGCTATTAGTTTAGTAATAGCTGCTAATTTTGCTTTTGAAAAATTAAAACCCAAAGAAAAAAAGTTATACACAAAAAAAAACTGGATAGATGAAAACCAAAAAACAAAAACTAAAGAGGGGAATGTGGTTAATAAACAAGAAAAAAAACAACCACAAAATAAAGAAGTTAAACAGAATGAGGGGAGGATTAGAGAGTTAGAAAAACAAAAAGAAAAAGCACAAAATAGTGGGTTAATTGAAAAAAGAAGGAATGAAGAAGTGAATAAAATACAATCTGAAATCAACCAATTAAAAAAGGATGATGATGATAAGACAATAACTTATTAATTTTCCCGCGTAAATATTTGGATACCTGAAGAAGGGTTCGTATATTTACGGCGTAAATAAAAAAAATAAAGGTTATGAAAGTATTAAGATTTTTTACAGATGAATTAACAGGTGATGAATGTGCAATTGCCTGGAATGGTAAAGAAGAGATTTGCATCACAGAAGCTGAAGCTTATGATATATTAGCTCAAGAACAAGCTGAGCATGATGCTTATGAATTAATGTGTGAAAGAGGATTTTAATTATGGCACTATTCAAATTCCAAAATTTAAACAAATACGGAAATCTAAGAACTAGGATAATGTATCGTCCTTCTTCCCAATTTACATTTAATCCAAGGGGGTTAGGTAAATTTGTTAATGTTCAAAGATTTAGGTATGAGTATCATCATGATTATATGGCACCACAAATGCAAGTTAAAGATGGAGAAAAATTTATAATTCCTGGAAATATAAAAGTTCATCCTGAAACAACATTTGATGATATAGTTTGGATTAAACCAAAAAAAGAAAAAAGAACAGAACCCACAATAGAAACTCATACTAGCAGTTCCAATGGGGGAGAATATAAAACAAAATATTATCCTGATTCAGGAAATTATTATTGTAGTTGTCCAGGAACATGGAGAGCTAAAGATAGAAGATGTAAACATATTAAACAACTAGAAAATAAAGTAAATGGCAAAAAGAGGTAGACCGGTTGAAGAACCAAAAGAAGAAATAATTAAATACACTCAAGTATTTAAGTATGATGATGGATCAGTAATGACTTGGTATTGGGATAAATCAATTAGAACAGATGGACCAATCAAAACAGAAACTAAATATCCTAGAGGGATGTTGGATTTTGAACAGACTCAAGAATTACTTCCCAAAACAAAAAGAAAATACGCTTTGGATGATGGTAGGATAGTTGGTTATACAAGAGCTAAAGCTTTAGGAGTTATATAATATTTATAGCCATATAATAAAACATGGCTAATTATACCTTCCACAATCCTTCAGGCTCAGCATATTTTGTTCACGAACTTATCCCAAGAGAAACAGATGGATATTTTCCAACTTCATCAGCTCAAATATCATACTTTTCAGGTTCAACATTTTCAAACTTAACAAGTTCAGTTACAAACCCAATAGTAGCATATTGGACAACCGGAGTTACAAATGGAGTAGGAACAGTAAATGGAGGATTTCATTGGGGAATGGTAATACCTGAAGGCACCTCATCTGTTGATTTTACACCAGGATCATCAATTCCAGTTTCAGAATCAATATTTAGAGGAACAGGTGAATTTACTCTAATATTGACTACTTAATGGCAACAACAATATTCACACCATCAATGCTAAGAGGAGCAGGTACTCGGGGAGTACCTGAAGTGCCTGCTGGGTCATCTTATGAAAATACCTACTCAATGGATTTTGATGGAATAGACGATTATGTAGATTTAACACAACACAATTTAGGAACAACAAGTACTATTAGTTTATGGATAAAACCAGATGCAACAGCAATAGTAACAGCAAAAAATTATACAATATTAGGTGAAAATTCATATTCATTTGATTATTTGTTAGCTATAAAATTCAGCACACCAAACCCAAGAGTATTTTTTAGAATAGCAGGTGGTTATCTTGCATGGAGCAGTACACCAATAGCAAACACAAATTGGCATAATATTATAATAGTTAGAGATACTTTAACAACTGCGAAATTATATTTGGACGGTGTTGACCAAGGTTCACCAACTGCTTCAGGTGGTACTTTTAGCGGTGATACTAAATTTAGATATTTATGTACCAATTACCCAACTAATACCCAATTTTTTATAGGTAACATTGATGAAGTTTCAGCATTTAATAGTGTTTTAACAACTAGTCAAATAACTACAATTTCATCTGGTCCGAGTGATTTAACTTCATTAAGTCCTGTGGCTTGGTATCAATTCGAAGAAGGGTCAGGTACAACAGCTATAGATTCTGGAACAGGTGGAAACAATGGTACTATTAATGGAGCTACTTATTCAACAGATGTACCAACATAAAGAAATTAAATAATGGCAACAACCACCTACACACCATCAATGCTAAGAGGAGCAGGTACTCGAGGAATACCTGAGATTCCTGCTGGCTCGTCATTTGCAGATATTTATTCATTAAATTTTGATGGGATAGACGATTCTGTAACGGTCTCAAGTTTTACAACAAGCGGAAACGATTTAACAGTTTCAATATGGCTTAAAGCCGTAAATTTAGGAAGTGGCGACCCAAATGGTGCTTTTGTATATGGAGATGCAAATAATTTTATTTATTACAACCTTAATGAGGTTATATATGCAAAAGTAAACGGACATACATCTATATTAGTGGCTAATTCAGGTGGTGTGCCACAAATATTTGGAACAGGAAATTGGCATCATTTAGCAATTACTAAAACAGGTTCTACTCTTACTTGGTGGGTTGATGGAGCATCCTTTGCAGATTTAGGTACAAGTGGAGCGGGTGGATTTACAATGGATTCAATAGGTGCAGATGTTGGTGGTACAGTATATTACTTAGACGGTAATTTGGATGATTTAGCGATTTGGGACTCTGATCAATCTTCAAATATATCAACCATTTATAACGGGGGAACTCCTGGAAACTTATCAAGTCTATCCCCATTAGGTTGGTGGCAATTCGAAGAGGGATCAGGTACAACTGCTATAGATTCAGCAGGTAGCAATAACGGAACAATAAATGGAGCTACTTATTCAACAGATGTACCAACTTAATTATTTTTTAAAGACTTTTGAAAAAACATTTGGCTCCACTAATGAAGAATATTATATTTACCCAAATATAAAATTAAAAATAAATGAAGGTATCACATGAAGTCCCAATTCCATATTTAAAACAAAGCAGGGCTTTTAACGATTATGATTACTGTTTACCTCATCTTTTAGATGAAAGTAAGGAATATAAGGAATATTTCCAACGATCTAAAGAAATGGGTCGTTATGTTATAATGGATAATTCCTTACATGAATTAGGAGAACCTTATGATGCTGATAGATTATGGCATTGGATGAATTATTTCAAACCTAATGAATTTATAGCCCCAGATTATTGGCAAGATAAAACAGCTACTTTAGTTGCAGCTAAAGAATGGATTCGAAGAGAATATCCTGAAGAAACAACCCCAGTAGCAGTAGTTCAAGCCAATAATAAATCAGAAGCATATGAATGTTACCACATTTTAAAAATGCAAGGTTATAAAAAAATTGCTTTTAGTTATGGTGCTGATTGGTATTATGATGAAGGGTTAAGTACTACTCCTGATAAGAATAATAAATGGGTAACTAAAGCTCATGGGAGATTTAACACTATTAAGGATTTTTATGAAAAGGGTTTAATTTCGGATTATGATAGTATTCATTTATTAGGATGTAATATACCACAAGAATTTAGTTGGTATAAAGATATGCCTTTTATAGAAACAATAGATACTTCAAATCCAGTTATTCATGGTTTAGCAGGAGTAAAATATGAGGACTATGGTTTAGAAGAAAAATTACCACATAAAGTTGACAAATTTGAAGGTGAAGCTAAAAATTGGGATATAGTATTACACAATGTAGAAAAATTTAAAGAATTTATAAAATAAATAATTATGCAAACTAAAAATGGAACAGAATATTATTCATTATATGAATATTTAGGTTACCCAGCAGGGCCAGACTTAGGAGAGAAAATAAATAAAGTGGCAATTAAAGCCAAACAAGAATATGTAACACAGTATATTGAACAAGGAGGTTATAAGGGAGAAGTATTTTGTTATACTACAAAGTTTTTAGATGAATATTTTGATAACCAAATGGAGGAAAATTTCTCCCCAGAACCAGATGAATTGGATGATTTACCTTTTTAAAAAATAAATAAATGAAACAAGCAGTATTAAGTTTAAGTGGTGGAATGGATAGTAGTACACTATTACTTCACCTATTGGCAAATGATTATAAAGTAACAGCTCTTAGTTTTGATTATGGACAAAAACATAGAGTTGAATTAGAAAGAGCACAAGAATTAGTAGATTACTTAAATAGTAATTCTGAAGAATATGACGAAGTAACAGGTAATAAACATATTTTTCATCCAATTACCTACCAAACCATAAAATTAGATGGTTTATCTCAGTTATTAAACTCAGCTTTAGTAGAAGGAGGAGATGAAGTACCTGAAGGTCATTATGAAGAAGATAATATGAAAGCAACTGTAGTACCTAATAGAAATAAAATATTTTCTTCAATTATACAATCAGTAGCATTATCAATTGCTAATGAAACAGAATCACCTGTTAAAATAGCAATGGGTATTCATGCGGGTGATCATGCAATTTATCCTGATTGTAGGCAAGAATTTAGAGATGCTGATTATAAAGCATTTTGTGAAGGTAATTGGGAAGCTCAAAGAGTATCATCTTATACACCTTATTTAGATGGAGATAAATTTGACATTTTAAAAGATGGAGAACAATGTTGTAAATTGTTAGGAGTTGATTTTGATGAAGTTTATAAAAGAACAAACACAAGTTATAAACCAATTCAACACCCCACAGGAAACCACACTTTAAAATATGATACTGATTTTATCCCTACAAAACCAGAATACAA